CGATGTTTTCCGCTCATTGTAGCCCACCCAATCTTTAGTAGCAAAGATTAGGATTTCTGTAATGAGGTTGACTTGACAGGTGTCTTTTTATGTGTTTTTCACTCTATGAGGTAGTTTAGTTGCTGTAGCTAAGCTTCTTTTAACAACTAACGAAAGCGACTTTCCCGATTGTGGCTAACTATTCTCATATTGCTTACTTTATTTATTTACGTATATTTGCCGGACTGCGGCTGTGCACTGCGCGTACTGCAGTTTATAAAATGATAGTATCATCTGGTTCGTGGTAGATGCGGTGTCTACAACTAAGATTCGGTATATTTACCAATGAATATTGCGACTGCTGAGATGGTGGTACTTTCACCCGAAATCAATGTTAACATATCATCCGGTTGTGTGTACTTGGTCGATACAATCATAGTTTGTGCTGTACCAGCAGTGTTAACTAGATTGTTGATCGTTCCTATGGTTCCGTTGGAACCACTTCCCAGTGTTAAAGTTGCAATGGTTTGAGCCAAACCAGTGCCTACAATATTGATGGTGATGATCAATGGAGTTGACGTGTTCATCTTCATTGTCACTCCGCTATTCCATGATAGTATTGGTTGCCCAGATACCACAGAAGCGCTAGTTCCAAAGGGGTTGGTAGCTGATTCGCTACCAATTGACATACTCCCGGAAACTGCAGATTGATTAAATTGCGGGTTTTCCAGTTGAACAGTGTACTCAACAAATAGTTCACCTAATTGTGTCGTGTTGTCTGCATTCATTGCTGTTAATATTTGCGCTTTACCGCAATCATATGTGTTCAATGTTCCGGAGAATGGCAACTCATTACGAATGAAACGCAATTCGGTGATTGGTTTCACTCTGAGTACCATGTCTTCCCAGGGAGCTTCCTCAACATTTGGTACAATGTTGAAAAATTCCGATCGTGAGACCGGGCTCGGCGCTGTTGGATCGTATTGGTATGCCAGTCCCACTCGTCCTCTTTCTGACGTGGCTGCTGCACTCACATATGTGTATTCCAGTTTGTGGAATCGGTAGCGTTCATATCCACCGGCGATTGCTGACAGCCATGGAAAGGCTGTGTCTAAACCGGGGTTGCAACTTATTGTGTCGAAGTTCCCAAGCACTGATGAATAGACTGGTGCAACGAATTCTCTATGAGAAATCATTGTGCCTCCATTCGTACTTTTGAACTTTGGTTTACTCATTCGTACCGTCTTGCTAACCGCCACGGCGGCTTTGCTTATCTTGTTGTTTGTCTTATACTTGTTGTTTCTTGGCATCGTGTATTGTGTCGTTGTTGGTTGGGTGACCTTGATTAATTTGTTGTTAGTGATTGAATTAATCAACTGGCCTTGTTGCGTTGTCAAGTGGCGCTGGTTAAGACGCGCCCTTGCCCTACTTACTGCTGATTTACCCTTGATTGGTGATGGTTGTGCGCCACGGAGGTGTTTGGCCCCTTTAGCCTTGGATTCCTTGCGAAATCTTTGACCTTGTGGGTTATTTTCCTGTGCTCGCATCATCTTGGACGTCGCCTTAACCGCCAACGCCGCAAGAGTCCTCTTCGGACCATTACCAATGTTCTCCCTAAAGAACTTGTCATCAGCCTTGCTTCTTGCCTTGCTGTTTGCAGGGTGTGCGTAAGCACCATCATGTTCTTTGCACGTTGCATCGAACTCGTCATCTGGTGGTACTGCACTTTTAACGCTTTGCTGGTATTCACCAGCAGACCATCCTGGTCCACAATATTTACCGTGATATCGTATTGACATTTTATGTTATATTGGAGTGGGTCTCCTGTTGTTAGTTGATTATAATTCAAAATGTGTGACTGTATTATAATCAGCCGGCACAATTCTATCATAATCTACTAGGTAGTGGTCAAACTTTCCTTCGTATGCCCGTTGTTCGTCAGGTGTAAACCCAAACGCCAACCAAAAAGAAAATCGGGTTTCTGCTGTTGGTACGGTATACTTGTGTTCCATATCTCGTGCTAGCATGGCCATGCCCGTCTGCATAGCACCATGTTTGCTTATATTAGAACTCTTACTTGTTTGCCTATCATACATGCG